TTGGACCAGTCTTGTTGCTCTGGCCACTCTAAATCACAGGCGGCTAATTCCCCGCAAGCTGCACTGACGTGCATTTGAGCCTGAGCCTTTGGATCACGTAAAGGTTGTGAAGGTATTGTGGGCAATGGAAATACGAAATGATATGCCATTACTTTTAGACCGGCGGCTTTAGCATTAGCTACATTTTGTTTGTATAAGTTATCGACTCCGTTGTTGCCAACACCACATCTACAAATAACGAATTGAACTCCTGAAGCTGCGAGAGCCTTGAAATCAACATTACCTTGAATGGTAGAGATATCAACTCCCTTAATTAAGTCTGTCATTTACACCTTATCTTTCACATAGTCTTGTAGGTCGGCAGGCATTTTAACATCACTTCCAGTAGTTTTAAAATCAGAAGAGGCACATTTTACATCATCCCAATCCTCTGAGTCTATATCCATATCTTTTTCCACTTGGCGCGGCTTCATCGCACGAATAGTAACGATTTGGTCTGCCATTATAGTCACAGCCCCGTAGCGTCTCGTCACGTGGTCGTCGGTAGGATCTAGTTCTATTGCGTTGGCACACGATTCAGACATTCTCAGGATGCCGCTGAACGTTTTATTCGCAACAGTTACCTCAACTTGTTGATTGAGAAAATTTTCCAATACTTGAATTTGCATTACTCGTGTTCCTCATGTCCTTCGTGCTCGTGTTCTTCATGCTCATGCTCGTGTTCTTCATGAACATGATGATGCTCATGATCATGATGTTCATGCCCTTGCTTTTCTTTCTTCTGTTGACGAGCTAATAGCTTGGTAGCTTTCTTTACAGCTTGCCTCTTCAATACAACAGAGAGCTTGAGCATCTCTTTTTGTTTGAATGGTTTACGCGGTGGCTTTGGGGTTGCCAATGTTGCAAGCAAAGCTGCCCTTTTTTGTTTACGAGTTAATTTCTTTGTTCGCTTCATTTTTTCACCACAAAACGTTGAGCTGGATTTACTTGTTCTAAACTGGATCTAACTGAACCATCAGTTGGTGTTTGTACAGGTGCAGCAGCTTGCTTTTGTCTTTTAACTTGTCTAATGGCTTGGACGACGTCCATCTTTAATGCGGTAGGACCGTAGAATTCAGCTGTATCTGTAAAAGGAAGCAATGTAATTACTCCCTTTACGATTGGGGTCATATGACCTTCAACCCAAACTCCTGCCACCAAGATTTCAACATCCTTACCGATAAAGTGTTTAAGTGTTTCTGATTCCATTATGCTTTTCTCCTGTCAACAACACCACCAACTAGCTTACCGAAAGCGGAGGACTTTTGAGCGATCTTCTCTTTAACCTTTTGAGCGGCAGAAACAGTTTCGTTAGTTCCAGTGTCCAAATTAAGGTTGAGGTTTCTTTGTTCGTCTTTGCCCTTAACATTTTGTAGAAGTTCTTGAGCATCCTTCTTCAACTGGGTAACACGTGAATCTGGCAATCCTAGACCGCTGAACATACTGTATACTTTGACAACTGGGTCAGGAGTTTCTACAGTATAGATTCCCTTGAATACACCTTTGGGAGTTCCACATTGATCATTTACCATCGCCATAGCATAAGTAATGCTAGAACTTGGAATCTTCGACCAAGTCTCTTTGTTGGCAGCAATAATGACACCAACGTATCTAGATTGCTTCAGATCAAAACCGCCAGCTAACAAATTGCCATTTAGATTATTGACAACTGCTTCAGCGATTGCCGTATCTTCTGCAAAGTTATCAACTGTTAATTCACCATAGACAGTTAATCCTTCACCATCAGTAAACAGCTTGCCCCATTCCATTGGGTCAAGACCTTTGACAGATGAAGCCATGGAAGAAAGTGAGTTGAAGATATCGATTGGTTCCACAATGGCCTTATTGGCTACACCGTAGAAATCGACTTGGCTGATGTTATGATAGATAGCCTCAATCTTAGCATTATCTACCACAATCAAATTATTAACTCTCTTACTTTGAGTTAACTTAGCTAACTTAGAGAGCGTCTCTAGAGCATTTGCTTTAGTCTGTGCATCTTCAGTATCCATTGGCAACACAGTGATTACGACTAATGGCTTACCTAAACCGGACAGAACATCTACCATAGTTTCGCAAGAGCCTGCACCAGAACCACCGCCCAAACTCAAGCAAAGTACGTTGACTTGCGAATTTTGCAGTTTCTCATTAATGAGTTGTAGAATTTCTCCACGATGAGAATCGGCCGCAGCACGACCAATTTCAATTTCCTTAGCAGCTCCACCCAAACCGTATTCCAAAAGTAACTTGTTAGAATCTGGAATATCAATGAACTTTAAGTCTTGCATAGCAGTGTTAATTGCTATTGAATCATAACCTAGCTTATAAAAGGCTTCAGCAATTCTAGAACCAGCTTGACCAGATCCAACTACTCCTAAAGCGATACTTCTTTCTTTTTTCGACACAATTTTTGCAGCCATCTTACTCTCCTGTTGCTTGGCTTGATTTTTAGCTTTTAGCGCGGCCATTTTGCTGGCATCTACCGCATCTTCTGATTTAACTTCTACACTGGACACATCGTCCACTACTTCTTCTTTTTGTCCCTGTTCTGTAACTGACGTAGCTGGCATTATTGCTCCTTGCGACCTATTTATATCACTTCAAAAACCACTGGTTGTCTAAGTACCACTGTACTGTATCCTTAATACCATCTTTGAATTTGTAAGAGGGCTTCCATCCCAATTTTTGGACTTTATCAGTAGTGATAGAGTACCTAAAATCGTGTCCGCCTCTTGGATCTTCAATGAATGAAATCAAGTCGTGTCCTTTGCTCATCGCATTACAAACGGATTGGATGGTCTCTATATTGGTGAATTCTTGCTTGGCTGAAATATTATAAATTTCATTTGGGGCGCCTTTATCCAAAATAGTCATTAAAGCCGAACAGTTATCCGCCACGTAGGTCCAATCCCTAATCTGTTGGCCCTTGCCGTATATTGGAATCTTTTCGCCGTTCAACACGCACTTTATAGCCTTTGGAATCAGCTTTTCAGGCAATTGGCGAGGTCCATAGCAGTTAGAGCTTCTGGTAATGTTATAAATTAACCCATGCGTCTGGTGAGCGGCCTTTACCATCAGTTCCCCGGCTGCTTTTGTGGCTGAATAGGGGTTTCTAGGATTGAGGGGCGATTCTTCTGTCCAGGCAGGCTCAGAATCGCTGGTAAGTTGACCATAGACTTCATCTGTAGAAATATAAATTAGCTTTTCAACCTGGTGTTTTAGACAGCAGTTGATTATGACTTGGGTTCCCAATACGTTGGAAGTCACGAAGGAATTAGGATCCTTCAATGAAGTATCCACGAAGGTTTCAGCCGCTCCATGGATGACGATATCTGGCTTCTCAAATTGGAAGATAATATCCATGACGTGGGCATCACGAATATCTGCCGGATGAAAGATGTGGTTCTTGTTCCAATACATTGAGTTGAGAGCATTCGCTGTTACACGATCCACACTCGTAAATGTATAATTCCTGTCCTGTGGTTTTTTCTGATTTTGATCGTAGATAGCTTTACGAATAAAATTACCAAAAATAAATCCGCATGAACCTGTGACAAGTACTTTCTTCATCTGTCTCCAGTTTAATCTCGATAGAGATTATGTCTAGGATCCTTATTGTAGGTGTCCTGATCAATCATATATCGGTTATCCCATTTTCTAAAAAGATATTGAAGATTGTGGGACAAAAATAATTTGTTAGTTGGATTCTTTTTCAAAGAGGCACTTTCTTCATGAAAAATATTGGTCTTTCCGCAATACACAATTTTTTTGTTCATGTTGTATTTGATAGATAGACACAGATCTACGTCGTCAAATGCCCAATGATAATTTTCATCCATACCTTTGACGCCCGACTTATTTTTATCAAAAGCGTTCTTGAAGTAATCAGCTTTAGTAATGCAAACAGCTCCGGTAACAACCTGAAATTCTCTGTTACGAGATGCGTCATTGTCTGTCTTCTGACCTGCACGGAAATGCATTGGAGTTTTGTAGGCCGGACTAAACACAACACCCGCATGTTGCAGAGTATCTGTATTGGTATACAATAGTCTAGAACCAACTACACCTATAGAACTGTCTTTCTGAATAATGGCCAGCATATTCTTGATAGACTCTTTATCATTGAAGATGATATCATTATTGAGTAGCATGATAAAGTCATTATCACTTGGCTTAGCAGCATGAAATAGGAAATTACATCCCTCTGAAAAGTTTTGTCTATTATCTTTGTAAGGGATAACTTCAATATTACCCTGCCAGGCAGAAGCTTTAGCAACTGTATCATCTTTAGAAGCATTATCTTTAATTAGCCAACGATAATTCACACCTTCTAAAGCTGGCATAAGAGAATCATACAGCTTGGATAATTTGTCAGAACCATTCCAAGTTAAAGTTAGAATATGTAACATTAGAATCCTACTCTGAGGCCACCTATGACCCCCATGCTTCCATCAGTTCCAACCATAAAGCTTGCTCCGATGTAAGTGTTATTCATTAGAGGCGAAAATAGATTTTTGCCAATATTATACGCAACTGGTGTGATAATCAACTCACCAGTTTTGTTAATCGCCCCATACCCAAGACCTATTTCTAGAATAGAGAAGTCGGGGGTTGTTTTATATTGACCATAGGACATGATGCCAAGATTTACGCTTGGGACAATTTCTCCGGTAAGACGGGAAATATTGATACCACCATCTAATCCCAACAGGAGTCTTGGATTCCAGAAGCTAAAGGTAGGAGATGGATACTGTTGTTTGGTGGTAGCATTCTTGATTGGAATATCGTAATCCTTGTCACCCACTTTGACAGTAAATTTGTTGTAGAAAGTCTGTCTTTGGTTTTCATCAACACCAACCACGGTATCTACGTTGTATTCTCTTGGAGCAATGTTGATGCTCCATGGAGATTGCTGCCAGGCACTAAAACCTACAGTGCCAATTGGAACTTTGACATTAGCAAAATCTTCATTCAGTGCTAAGTTCTGTGTTGCCAACTGATATCCAAATGCATCAGTGTTTGGGCAAGTTGTTCCGTCTTTGCACACTGGCGCAGTGGTTGGATTAGGGTTCTTACCTCCAACACTAGTGCTGGGCAAATTACCCACTGTCTGTCCAGTGCTATCTGCAGTAATGATATTGATTGCAGCCAGCTGAGAATTTAACGTGCTCAAGTTATCTTGAATGGCCTTCAGGTTGATATTATTAGCGGCAGCAAAATTGGCCATATCATCCTTGGTGGCGTATTGACTTTGGCTTCTAACAATTCCATCTACCAATTGTTGTTGTTGAACAATCTGAGTCTGGATTGCTGTCTGTTGAACCTTGAGTTCGTGTTGGGTGTAAGCAATGAATGCTAGAGCACCTAAAGTGACGATTGCGCCAACAGCTACGAGAATTTTAACTAATGTGGGAGACATGAAACACCTTTATACTTGCACGCTTGGACACCAGTGAATTATTCTTTTATCTGGTGTCTTCTGTTTAATAATTGCATTGCCCAATGGATCTTTTTTCTGTCCATAAACTTTGAATAGAGTAGAGTAGTTACCATCTTCACCGTAAGCAGTTTTATAGGTGCTAATGGTTGCGCCTTGATGTTGATAAGATTCGTTCATTACACCAACAACTGATTGGCCAAGTCGAAGAATTTCATCAGGGGTCAGCAAATTAGCAGGTCGCCATGGTGAAATCTTAGATAGATATAACGCTTCGGCCCTGATGTAGTTCCCAACTCCTGCAAAAACGCTTTGATCCATCAAAACTTCAGCAATTGGCTTCCCAGTCCGCGACAGCTTGGACTTAAGCCACGGAATATTATCTACCAAATGCATCGACAAAGGATCCCAACCCAGCTCATCCAGTTTATCCATAATAGCTTGCGGATTGTTGGTAAACTTAATCGTACCAAAATGTCTGTGATCATTGAAGCACATTTTTGAGCCGTCAGTGAATTCAAAAATGAAACAGGGATGTTTACCTTCTTGAGGTGACCATTGACCAGTCATACCGAAGGTACAAGACATGTACCAGTTATCAGTAAAAGTCCAGTACATAAACTTACCACGAACATCGACACTCAGTACTTTAGTGTCCATAGTAAAATCTTGAAATCTTCCAAATTCCCCCAATTCGCTGGAATACCCATTTCTACTATCGCCGTATCTACTATTTGCCGTAGAGTGGGCGCTCTTTAATGTTTTATTTACTACCAATGGTCTAATCAAATCCGCACTCAATTTAACTTCGGGGCCTTCTGGCATAATATTTACCTCACGTGAATATCATCAACTTATTGAGTCTAAGCAAAGCATTATCTACACAATTCTTGGCACTCTCGACATCGCTAAAGTCTTCTCTAATCTCAAATTTGTCAAAATAAGGGGCAAACTTACGTGCCTCGCTGCCATGAAAATTAACCCTATAAAAGAATGGTGCCCTGGCGATGCTTTCAAGACTCGCTCCTGGCTTCATATCCTTTTCTCGTATCAGAATCACATGGTTATCAGGATACTTTACCGCCTCTTCAGCATCAATACGACAATCGCGTCTCCATTCATCTTTGGTAATACTGGTTTGGTACAAATACCATTTGGTGAATTTTAGTTTTCCGACTACAATCTCTTCCATGATCGATTATCGATTACCCCATTTTTTAACGAAGACTTGTCTTCCTTCTTTGTATAATTTAGGAATATTTATTTGGGCGGCTGATATCTTACCAAAATGAACAATGTCTGGCAAAGAAACGACGGTTAGAGGAATTTGTTTCTTACGGGCTCGAAAGCTTAAATCTGTATCGTTGAAATAGAATGGAAACTCTTCATTCCAAATTTGGTCAGTTCCGTCTACATCAAGTTGTTTCCAAACATCTTTTTTGGCAGCAATACACCATCCACCTAAGTAAGAATTACCAGTAAGCTGTTCATTTGCTTCTTTAACGAAATTCAAATCCTTATCCAGTTGACCCATAGTTGGACCGACTAAGCCGTTGGTGGATGCGCAAGCGTCTGTGATAACCTTGGTCCAATCTGTGTGGTTTTGCCTTACTTTAACGTCGTTGTTTAGGAACAAAATGTTGTCACCATTTGCCATTTTGTAACCTTGATTACAGGCTTTGGAATGGAAAGTATTTTCAGTATTTTGGACACACCTAATCCAACATTGATTTGGATTCTGCCCAAGTAATTCATTGCAGAACGGAACAAGTTCTTTATTGGTTTCGTCACTACTACCATTATCTATGATAATAACCTCATGATCATCTGGCAGTCTAATTAGGTCCTTTAGACAAGACTTGGTAAAATTCCATTTATTGAAAATTGGAATAACAATACTAAGTTTTCTCCAAATGCCGCGTGGATTAACGATGGCTTGACCAATCTTTTCTTTTACTGTAAATGTCATTTGCACAATCCTATTATTTGTTTAGCTGCGTTCTCCCAAGTATATTTTTGTACCAACTCTTGCATACTAGGCGAAAACTTTTTGAGATAGTCATCATAGTTTTTGATAACATCTCTCAACTTAGTAGCAGCCTGATCAACATCAGGATTAAATACCTTAGCGAATGATGATGGTTCCCAATATTGCATCCTTAAATCGGCTCTCATTTCTTTACCATCTATCAGAATAGAGTTATCATCATTCATAAAATCCAATTGACCACCATAACGAGGGGAAACTACAATCTTATTGGCAGCGAATCCTTCCAGTCCTGGCATCCAAAAACATTCAGCGTGGGACATGGTAAAGACTACATCGCATGCGTTATACAGTGGCTCAATATCAGTTATGAATTTATCAATGATCTCAACTTCTGCATGTTTTGGAAAAGTCTTCTTCCATTGATTGAAAATGTCATTGAACGGTACATCGAATCCTGGTTGTGGACTTTTACGAGATACCTTCAAGACTAAACAAACATCGTCTTGACTGGTAAATGCCTTACCGTACGCCCTTAATAAACCAGGTATATTCTTTCTTAAATGAGGCTGTGCAATATTGGCTAGTATCTTGTACTTCTTTTTAGTCTTCAAAGGATATTTGCCGAGATTCATAAATCGCTCTAGATAAATACCGTGAGGTACCACCACTTGATGGTCAGCCGGCATTCCATTATCGGTGAAAATCTTTTTAGAAAACTGTGAAGAAGGTAACACCTTATCTACACAACGATAATACTTAGCAAAGGCTTTTGGCAGAATTGTCGTTTCGTAGTTCCAAATACCAAATCTATTCTTTTCACCACGTACGAAAAAATGACAAAAATTACGAAGTGCCGTGTATGACATCTGCATATCATATTGTGGATCTAATTTAGAGCCAACTAATTTGTGATAATTTTCGGGGGTAATGACGAAGTCTTCTTCAGCGACTCCCTTGAGATATGGTTTTAAGTCTTCGGGGAAATGGTCAGTACCATTAGTGGAAAAAAGATCAACATGATGCCCCATCCTAATAAATTCTCTGGATAGGTTTTGCGCAACAATAGACCAACTATGATTTCTACCAAGAAATCCAAACCAACAAATCTTCATAGAGGCTTCTATATCAGGAATAAATTTGGACTCTGGCCCGTGCGTAATAGTATAACTTTAAAAATTATCTGTCAAGGTCCGAAATTATTATGTAATTGGACCTATCATAGCCGCAATACGATCCAGTGCCGCTTGAATAGTTGTTGGAGGATTATTATTCCAATTTGCTGAGCTAGCCGGATTATACTCCACACTAGCAGCTGTTACGAATTGATAACTGACGCCACTACCGGTACTCGTTAATACAGTACCAAAAGCACCTACGTTATCCAGTCCAGTACCACCATTCAAAATTGGTAGAATACTATCTGGAGCTATATCGTTCTGCAAATCTACCAAAGCTGATGGACCGCCGACATTGGCTCCGCTAAAGATGCTGATCAAATTCAATATGTTACCTACTTGTGTAGAATCCACAAATAGAGTTTGGTTATTGAATCCGCCCTTCTTTAGGAAGACGTTAACTTGTACTTTGGTACTCAAAGTCTGTAGTACTTGATCTTGATACAAATTGCTGAAGTTTAGAGTTAGCAATCCAGTATCGAAATCCATACTGACGCCCATCTTACCATCAACGATAGCTCCGAAATATCCGTCAGAACTTTCACCGTTTATATTAGGAGAGAAGGACTGAACGGCAACAGAGAATCTAATTTGATCATCGGCCAAAGCATTGGCGGTGACGAAAGAACAGTCTGCGAATCTCATTGAAGGGAATCCTAGACGTGTTGCACCATTTCCAGTATAGTCAACTATGAAGTCTGTCATAATATCGATGGTTCTTTCAGTTCCAAATAATCCATCTGGAATCTCTAGAACAATGCTTCCAACTTCAAAGTCTACCTTATAGAAATCACCATCTGGTCTTTGAAGTTCTCCACCCTCTCCAATTATCAGATTATTTGGCACGAAGAAGTCAACTCGTCCTGGATCAAATGGCTGTACCACTGGATAAACGTTGCACTGAACACCCTCGATGGTACAAGAGTTTTGCACGAATCCAGTCTCTGAAGTAAATACAGCTGGCACAAGTCTAGGCAGAGCGCTAGCTACTACCAAAGTAGGATCCCAAATTAATTGCTGCATAAATATCATTTGGGATGGACCAGTATAGAAATTGTGGCTGGCGAAATATCCATCACCATCAAAGATGTCTTGTATTGGATGCACGGATTGGGCACGTGTATTTGGATCTGAAGCGTAATCGTCTGCTCTGTCAACAAATTCTTCTAGTCTCAGTCTAATTACATTAAATCTAGTACCAATCTTATTATACGGATTAGTTGTTGGAGCAGGATATAATGGAGGAGGAATAACTGGATTTTGAACTCTTTCGATGTAGCTATCCAACAGATAACCATCAGAGAAAGTAATAGCAAAATCACCATCAATATCAGCTCTCAACATTTGAGCAATAGTGTCACCGGTTAGGTAGATCTTTTGAAGAGTCAATACGTCTGCAGTTGAATCTAAAGCAGTAATTACCCAACCACCCCAATCAGCTTCATTCGCCCCATTGCTTAGGATAACTAAGTTATAAGAGCTTAGACCGATGATGTCAACGAATGATACACTGGCACTAGTAAATTGAGCTAATGTTGGATCAGTTGGATTGGCTACCAATACACCATCACTACCATGAGCTACCACGTAACCATCGTTTGGATCAATCAATTGGAAACTAATATTGAATAAGTTAGAAAATGGTTGAGTTAGGGTTTGGTAACCGTTTGTGAAAGTTGTGGTGTAACCATCAGTTGTAATTACTGTGTGGGCTGGCAAACCAACATTGAGGTTGTAACCTAAAAAGCTATTGAGTAAGTTTAAATCGTTATCATCGATAATACCATTACCATCAACATCTCCCACAATCATGGAACATAGTCTGGCACCAGCTATTCTATAGAAAGCGGTTGGCTTGCTAGCATCTGGAATAATTTCTGCTCCAACTAAGTTACCGTTTAATAAACTTGTAACCAAAGCATTGACTTGTGTATTGAATCTGACTGCATCAGTAGGATCTTCTACAATTCTAATGAGCAACTCATCCTTAGCCATAGTCGCACTGAATAATGGAGCGTTGCTTGTAGCCTGACTTGGATCGAAGAATTTGATGTTCCTGTCAGATATTGCTCCCAAAATAAGTGGCTCGGAAGAATTTTCTAGATTAGTAACGTCAATGGTATTCAATAAAGTAACTTGAGGAACAAACTGTTGACGAGAATCGACCGGATTACCAGTTCTTTGATCGGGTACTGGATCAGAATCTTGTGTAACGGCTGCCAGTACTGCACTAAAAACATCACCGCCAACGAATTCTTGTTGTCCGAAAATATAATCGATCGTAGCTTGTGTGGTTGGATCGGTTGTGGTTTTTGGGATAATTACTCCATTACCCTGGTCATAAGCTTGACCATCAGATACCTTAGCAGCATCTGTCCAAATTCTGAACCATAAGTCTTCATCTGGAATATCAACCCATAGATTACCTGAGAACGTCGTAATTTCAGAATTTGGAACTAAGTCCTGACCTACAGCCAATAGGATATCACACTGATTAGCCGCACCAGAACGCTTCATAGCAACGGCGTAATACTGTCCAACGGTCATTACGTTACCGCCAGCTACCGAGCTATTGCTGAATACGAAATCTACTGGTTGTGGAACTGAATCCAACAATGTACCAGCAGCTAGCAAACTATTATAGTTGTAGCTGATTTGGGCAATTGGGATATTGGATGGCGAAAATTGAATTGCTTGATTTGGTACTAAATCAGTTGGACAATCTATTGTTGTCTGCAATGGATAAATGCTGACTATGATATCGCCAGTCCAGACTAAATTATTTTGTTGACCTGCACTAAGGTTTCTGACCGATAGTAATAGAGTTACTTTCTCAATATTGTTAGTCGTAGCTTGAAACTTTTGGCCAATTTGTGTAGTCACATCTCCACTTGACAAAACCAAGTTATCCAATGGCTCGGTGTAAATATTCAAATCGGTTACGTTATACAGTGGCATTGCAGCTTGCAACATTGCCTGTAATGTTAGTTGGCTAATGGAAGGATCTAGGAAGAAGTCTCTAAAAAATAGATTAGGCTGTTGATCTTGAGCGATCATAATGACATCTCTAGAAAGAGTCATTGGACTAGCTTCAGAAATAACAATTCGACCACCTAAATTAAAAGACAGATCAGGATCGCCAATGAAGTCATTAAATAGAAGAACCAAAATTTCAGTAAAGTGACGTCTACTTACCTGTGTCTCATTGGTCTCAAAGTAAAACTCTTCATATTGGAGAGCGCTGTTAAAATCCAATCCAATGACGCATACCTTGACTTGACGTTTACCCGAAGCCGTTGAATTGCTCAGAGTGATGGCTAGCTGGTTACCAAAGTTGTTATCAGAAGGCTGACTTTGTGTTTGGATAGCCAAACCGTCCAAGAATCCTACGGCCAGAGAGGAATCGAAAAGTACATGATTTACCAGGTCTTCTGGCAAAACGCCGTTACCAACATGATTATCGATAGTAGAAGACTCAATGGTAACATTGGCGGTCTGCTCAGAATTCATATCTGTTTCATCCACCTGCTGTGAATCATACCAAATTGGTCTTTGTACTGATACTGGGGCGCGTTTTGTCATTGCTTCTCTCAGGTAATATACTTAATAAACACCTGACTGGTTGCTGGTTTCAGGATATTAATAAGGTTTTCCAATACTTGTTGTACTTGGGCACTACTACTAACTATACCAAAAGAATCGAAGATATTAAGGGTAAAATCAAAAGCACCAGTTTCTCTATCAACTAACGTAGCAAAATTGGTATTTAGAGCGATCATTGTATCGAAATTCATCAGGTACGTAGTATACAAGTCTGCTGTCACTGGGAAGACAGTACTCAAGTTGTTGCTGTAGTTGACATCAATTGGCTCACCATAAGGTGCATAAATTGGACGAGAGATGTTGCTGATTCGGAAATTATCCAGTAAAGTGAAGATTGGATTTGATTGTGTATAATCAGTTCCAATAAACAAATCATTAATTGGGTCCTTGAAGGTAATACTACTA